TCCTCTGAAAATTGTTTATAATTCAATTGTTCAATTTGGCCCTTGGTTCCTCTTTGGCTAAATTAACCGCTGCAAGAGTTTTTAAGATTTCCCTTGCAGCGTTATCTAAATAGTTAAAGGATTAATTAATGAAAGCTGAAGACTATTTTTTGACTTTATGTGACGATATTGTAGTTGAATATCATTATACTCAAAGGCTATATGGACCAAAAACTTGTAGTTGTCCTTCATGCGAACAATATGGACATCACAAAGTTAGAATTGAACACAAACCAACAGGAATAATTGTAGAGCATAGTACTTTTTTACAAGATCCTGCTGTCGAACGACCTAGCGAAGGCGGTATGCGAAAACTTAAAGATATTTTAAGAAAACAATTTCCGGGAGAAGAAAATATGCAACAATCACAACCACTTCCCCAACCGCCAAGTTGCGAAAATTATCTAAGAGATACTGAAATATTCCTAATCAATCAAATTAGAGAATGGGAAGCCATGTTTCCTATATTAAAAGTTTGTACAAATGATGAACTTTATAAAAATGCAAAGGATAAACTCAAAGAATGCGTTATGGCAGCTATCGAGTCTATTCTGTTTAGATATGGGGATTTAGAATGATATACGACAAATCACTAGAAGGTATTACCGTTAAGGTGGGGTCAGATGAATGCGATAACCTGTTCAATATTTGTTACTGTTGCAAAAAATTCGGATACCACACTGCTGTAGTAAAGCATAAAGCTTATCCGTTTTCTGAAGTATGCACTCAGATTATTCGAGACCTTAGCGGGCTTCCAGCTAGTCCTAATAGTGAATTTACCCAGTTCGATATTATCGAAGATCCAGTAATATTGGCCCTTTCTGGATTAAAAAGAAAAATCAGGGGCTATCTTTCATTCGGAACAACAGAAGAATTTAAAGAAATTCAAAAAATTAAAAACGAACAATTTGAAAAACTTAAAAAAGAATCGGCCGAAATTCCAGAAGATGAGTCAGAAGTCGTTGATCCATCATTTTTTGTATTTAATCCAGAAATAGCAGAGAAGTCTATTAAAATAGCATGTGACACATTTGCTTTTGGCGAGAATGTAGATACCGATAAATATTTAGAAGCTGCCAAAAAGATTTACGATTTTTTAACTGGGGCCTCACATCATTTTAAGGGAGAAATCAAATGAGCGACATTAACCATAAACAAAAGTTAGAGCAAAACATTCGTGATATTAACGATTGGTTGGAATCTAATAAGGCCGATATCAGTGCTCAAAAAGCCAAGCTTAAGAAGTACCAGAAGATGCTAGATCATATGGTGGAGCTGGAAAAAGAGGGTAATTAATGGAAATAATGGCACCATTTATTGCTATAGCATTTATTTTATTAATGATTTTATCAATCTTTATGTTGCATTGAGTATAATTAATGGATAAGCCAAAGTTTTTTGATTATTGGAATCCAGATAAACAGCTTGAATGTTTACTCAAAAGTATAGGAATAGGAGTTAAAATGAAAGATTTAAACGAAAATATACCGGCCGAACAAAATAAACAAAAAGATATTATGCGATTAACTCCAAGACCATTATCCGCAGCGGAGCGGGATAATATGGATTTAATAAAACAAACTGGTAGAGATTTTTATAATTTTGTTGATAAATTAGGAAGTAACCGAGAATTATCTTTAGCAAAAACGAAGATTGAAGAAGCAGTTATGTGGGCGGTTAAAGGGATTACCGGATGAAAGAACACATAATCGGAATTATTTGGGGAAGTGTAATAGGTTTTTTTCTTATTATTATTTTCTCTATGAGTTCTAATTTAAAAGAAATCAATAAAAAATTAGATTTATTATTACCCCAGGCTTGTGGTGTAGAAAATGACAAATGAGGTCACTTTCACACAAATTGGCTGTATCTTGCTGCTGGTAGGATTTATACTTTCAGTTTCTTTTTGTGGGTATTTGTTATTGAAAAAGTGGGTTAATAAGCCGTGAAATTGATAGATTTTGGTAAACCCTCAAAAGAGAACGATGCTGAAGACTTAAAACAGCTAGAAGAGTGGGTTGAAAAATTTAAAAAATCTAATAAATCTGGTTTTGCGGCTTTTTTCATAAAAAAAGATAGTAATGGAGATAGTATCGAAAGGATTTTTGCGTTTAAGAAAAATACTGGTTTGGAAATGATTGGGGCGCTTGAGTTTATGAAAAGCCAAGTAGAAAAGGTATTGAACAATGAAGATTAGTAAACTAATAGAATCATTAATTAAAATAAAAAAAATATCTGGCGATATTAATTTTGATGAAGCTCTTGTGACAGAAGATAATATATCATTTTCTAACTTTGTATTTCATGAAGCTGGTTATAACGATTTTAACTATCCTTTGAAAGAGTTAGAACATATTAGTTTTCAAACAGAGCCTATCAATTATGAAAAAAAATGGATGTGGCAACATACGGCTATTAATTATATAAATGAAGGAAAAACAGTAGATGAAGCTGTTGAAATAGCTAATAGAAAATATAATGTTAATTTTGATGAAAGCTTATTGGCCCGATAATATAAAGATCTCTATTATAAAAATAATTATTGAATAATAATCAATTTCTGTTATAATCAAATTGGCCAATAAAGCTTTCACACCCTTTGAAGTTGCTTGCTTTGGTCCCGTGGTGTAACTGAGGGTGCTGTAACGGGGTTCCTATACGGCAGCATGAAGCCTAAATTCATGCATCAGATTTTTATTGGCCGCTTGTTTATGGGGCAAGGTAGCTCAGTTGGTAGAGCATTGGACATTTAATCCACCGGCGCAGGTTCGAGTCCTGTCCATGCCCCACTAGTTTGACGACAACAGCGGTGCTGACAGCGAAGCACATGTAACCTGGCCTTGAGAAGCCGCAGTCAGAAGGTTTAAATTCTCAAGCGAAATCCCAGGCTCTATTTATTTAGGTAAGAAGCAGTGGAGTACTGATGTGATTTCCGCGAGTCAGTGCAATTCTGGCCTGTTGTCACTTGATTTTACGGAACGGCAGCACTGACAGTGAAGTGTAGGGCATCTATACGAAATGATAAGCTGGGTAGAAAGCACAGTCATAAAGTTATAGCTTGTGTATCCTAGGACAGTAAGGGCCCGGTATTAAGCTATCAATCAATACCAAGCAGGTGCAATTCCTGCCCGTTCCGACTTATTATGGGCTTACTTTATAAAGTAGGCGTATTAGTTTATAAAGTAAGAGATGTATTGAGAGGTGCGTGAGTGGCTAAAACGGCCGGACTGTAAATTCGGTGCCTCTGGCTTCATAGGTTCAAATCCTATCCTCTCAACCAATAATTATATAATGCATTACATAATGAACAATCTTTTTTAGTAGTAGTTTTTCCATAAAGCATTGAATGAGGTTCACATATTTTATTGTTATCTAAAATTTCACCATGCAAAACAGTCTTTACTTCTGTAGATAGGTCTTTTGAGTCACTCATTGTTTATTACTTTAGAATATTTTACTTTCTTCATTGAATGTGGTTTACCATTTTTATGTACCACCTTCCAATCATACCCATTTTCAAAATCGCTTTCTCTGATAGCTGTTCTTTTTCCGTAAATTTTAGTAAATCCAATTAATTTTCCATACTCAATAATAGGTATGTCAGACTCTATACTTTCAAACCATAAGATTGGATCTGGACCACTTTTACTTTCTTCTATTATTTTTGTTTCCTTATTTGTTTCATTATTTGTTTCTTCTTTAGTTTTTTCATCAAGATTATTAAATTCTTCTATCCATTTTTCTCTAAGTTTTCTGAATTTTGATAGTTGTTTTTCTGTATAAGTTTGTTTTTCGTATAATTCATTTAATTCATCTAGTTTTGAGCGTTTTTTATTCATTTTTACTGTCTCTTTCTCTTATCAGGTCACCAAGCAGATCCGACTCATCTTTAATATCTTTGGCTTTAATTCCAGTTCCAGGTTGATAAGGTTTCACATGTTTATACATATTTAAAAAATCGTATTCTGTTAATTTTTTCCTATGTTTAAGCTCTTCTTTAACGGGCATAGTTTTAAATTCCCAGCAGTGGAATCCTGTTTTATGTCTTTCCCATTCAAACCACCAATTATCACCGACAATAATTAAATCTTCGTCAATGTCTGTAAAGCTAGCATGTGGATCGTAACCAAAGTTGGCATTTTTGGCAAAATCTTCCCATGTACACCGAAATCTATTGTTTATATTCATATTCGCAACAAAAACAACATCTTTCGGTTCCTTTTCTTCCTGTTCTAAGGCGCTAATTGTGTCTTCTAAAAAATTACTCATTATAACGTCTCCTATAAACAGCATCTAGTAATTCTTCGGGTAAACAATCTTTGTACCCATCGTTAAGCAATTCACGCCTGCTTATTTGTTGAATATAAGTTTCTGATTTGTCTTCTCGTTCAGGTTTCTTTGGTAATTGTTTGAATTCCCAGCCTTCTGCCCCATCATATTCATGGCGCTCTAACCACCAATCATCTCCAACTACTACTAAAGAATAATTAATAATTTGGCCCCCATAGCCATTATCGTAATCAAAATTTGCCAATTCAGAAAATTCGGAGAAGCTAAACCATATATCATCACATCCAATCCATTTAACATCGTCTGATTTTTTCCCATTATCTTCTAATACTTCTAAAGTTTCTTCCAGTAAATTAGCCATGATAAACCCCTTTTAAAAATACTTTTCTTGCGCATATTTAACTTCTGGTTCCAATAAAATTAGTTCTATTACAAATTCATTTTCAAATATACTTGCCTCTATTTGGTTAATGTCCATTTTATTACTCCTTGAAATTTTTAATTTACAATTAATCTATATGCTATCGAACATACACAAAAAATAGCGAAAATAACATAAATTACACCTTCTCCTAATTCATATTCATTATTCATGGCTCACCTCATTAACATTTTCTTGAACTTCTTGATACAATTTATCTAAATGATGTTTAATGTGTTTAGGCTGAATTTTAAAAGTTTCACAGGTTGATATTAATTTTATTCTAAGTGAGTTAATAATATTATTAATATCGTTTGTAAATGCGTCAAATAGTGATGCATCTACTTCGTTTGCTTTTTGCTGTAATATACTTAACATATTTACTCTCCTTTTTACCCAAAAGCCAATACCAATGCTGCTGTAATGTAGACTATGTATACAAATAAGTTAATCATTTATTTACCTCCTTTTTCATTACTTAAATTCATAATAGATTATTGCGCAAAAATTATCAAGAATTATTTTGAGAAATTTGCTATCAATTTTGTGAGACATTTGCTCGATTAATTAATTGTGTTGATTTTTATTTAATTATTGTTATAATTTATTTGTTCATATGCTTGGGAACGATGATAAGGGGATTGTTTTATTCCTTCAATCCCCTGATTCATCTTCTGTCAAAACTCATAAAATATTCCAAGACCATAAATAAAACTATCCTTTGGCTTGATTATTGGAGTAAATGCGTTATCCCGAGGATATGCTCTAATTACCATCTTACTTGTTTGAATAAAGCAAAAAGACAGCCTTAATCCTAAATCATTTTTAAATTTATATTCAGATGCAGCCATAAAACGTAAAACAGTTCGTCTCTTTTTAAACTTTCTGATTGTACCCGGCGCTGGAGGACATCCAAGCGCAATACAGTTTCTTTCAGCTTCCGCTGTGAGAAAACTTAAACCAACCCCTCCTAATATTCTGAAACTATCTGATATAGAAGGAAAATATATATTTGTCATTCCTAGATGATAACCTTTTACTTTTATATAACTTATAAATTTAGCTGGCGAAGCGGAATGAGAAATCGTAGCCCCTAATGCTTTATCGCCGGTATGCAAAATTGAATACTTATTTTTCGATAAAGTCGAAACATATCCAAACTCAAGTGCATTTTGGTTATTGAATTTAAATCCACCATATAAATTTAATTGTTTAAAATGCTTAGGGAACATATTATGTCCGTAGCCTTCTTTAAACTTCATTCTGTTTAATTGATGATCAAACCCTATGTAAGGGTAAGCCTCAAAAGAACATAGTTCATTCGGTATACTAGCGATGGAAACAAAGAGCACGCTAGCAATAAAGTTTTGCCTATTTTTATTAAAAATCATTGAAAAATCCTTAAAAATTGTGTACTTAAGCGATATATAAGAATAACGATATGCTATCATATATTAAGTCGAATTAGTTAATAAAAGCTTGTTTACAAACTTGGTATAAAATGGCAGATCCAAATACAATAAGAATTTTAGAGATAGATGGCGGTGGTCAAAGGGGTTATTTCTCTTTAAATTGGCTAGATAGATTTATTCAATTGTGGGGAATTGATCCGGCCACGATCGCAAATCAATTTGATGTGATTTGTGGCACATCAGTCGGCGGAATTATGGCTCTCTCTCTTGCCTCTGGCATGACTCCTGCGGAAATGTACCCATTCTTTGAGACGCAAGGCCCCTACATATTTAGTCTATCGTCTCTTTTTGCATCATATAGACCGAATGCGGTATTTAAAACTGCGCTAGTGGCTACGGATACGCCTTTCTATCAATCATCCGGGCCAACTGAGGCTAGTTATGGTGCGGGCCTCCTAAAGGCTACTGTTCAAAGTACATTCGGGGCTAAAACATTACAAGATTTAAACACAAACGTAGTAATTACTTCTTATGAGCAAGACACATCGACGTTTAGGCTTTTTTCTAATGCTAATGTAAGTGGATATATAGGTCAAAATACGTTAGCTAGTGATGTCGCGCTGGCTACTTCCGCAGCCCCGGTTTATCTTCCAGCTTGGACAATCGGATCCCATACTTATTTAGACGGGGGTGTTTACAATAATAACCCTTCCCAATTTGGTGTATCTTTAGGAAAAATATTAAAGCCTACGGCTAAAAGAATTTGTTTATTATCTATTGGTACTGGTCGTGGGGAATATGGATTTGATCCGTCAGGAAATCCCGATCCACCAGCAGATTGTACGGATCCGAAAATATGGGAAGCTTATTATCTAAGCCAAAGTCCAGAATTCATAGCTTCTAATGCTTTTTCTACTATTTCACAAATATTTGGTTTATTTACGTTGGCTTCAGTAGGCGGTCAAGAATCTGTAGCCGAGGCTTATAGGCAGGAATCGCTATATACCATTCGGCCTACTTATACTTACAGATTTAATACAACTTTAGATACCGCACAAGATACAGAATTAGACAGCACCTCGTCAGACACAATGACTTATTATTCTACAACCGCAAATACTTTGTTTGATGCAGATATTTTCAACATAACTAATTTTTTAGGACATTTAACAGCATGAAAATTAGAGATTATTTACTTTTTATTATATGGACTCTTATACCTATAATCATTATTGCTAATGTATTTTTAGTTGGATGTACACCAGTACAACTAAAAGAGGCTGAATTAATAGCGGAAGGCGTTGAAGAAGCTGATGAAGCTGTAGAATATTTTATTAAAAAAGAAGAATCCCATAAAAAGGTTGTTAAAAGAGTTAATTAATGAAGTTACTACCAGATTATTTATGGTATTTTATTTCTCCAATAACTGGAAAATTATCATCGCATAGTTTATTACCAGCGTTAGAAGAGGACTATGTATGGGAAGGTGATGTTCTTAACAGGCCGATTCCTAGTCCAGTTCTTATAGATATAAGGCTTGACGCTGCCAGAATACAAAATCAAGTTGATATTATCGCAGCTACTTATCTAAAAGCGTCTTTAACTAGCGGTAAAATTTGGATTGGTAATAGTGAAAATAAGCCCGTAGAGTCTAGTTATGTTCCATTTGTTAATACTGCCACCTTTGTATTAAAAACTGCTGAAGAAAGCTTGCCAAATTCCCAGGCATTAGATGAATTAGATGACGGTGTTATGATTAATACAGAAGGTGAAATTAGTACTTCTGATGATTTTGTCCAATTCGAAGGTACATCATATACAACCGACAATATTGCAATATGGGCCTCTACAACGGGCGGTAAATTTATAAAAGATAGTGGATATTCAATGCCAGACCTTGAAGAGTTAGTAGAGCAAGCTGAAGCTGCTGCCGAGGCTGCTGAAGAAGCTCAGGCTGCTGCCGAGGCTGCCGCGTCTGAAGCAAGCGCTTCCGCTGCTGCTGCTGCTGGCTCTGCCACCGCTGCTGCTGCAAGCGCTTCCGCTGCTGCCTTATCCGAAGCAGCTGCCATAGCCTCTGCTGCTGCTGCTGCCCTTTCAGCTGCTAGCGCAAGTAGTAGCGCTTCGGATGCCGAAGGTTATAGAGATGAATGCCAGGCAATATATGACTCACTTGCGTTTTTAAGTACCATGACGAATGGGCAATTGATTATAGGTAGTACAGGGGTGGGACCTGTTGCAGCCACTTTAACGGCTGGATCTGGCGTTAGCATAGTAAATGGGGCAGGAACAATCACTATTTCTGCAACAGGATCGGGTGGAACAGTAACTAGTGTTTCTGGCACCGCTGGCAGGATTACATCTTCTGGTGGAACAACTCCCATAATTGATATTGATCCAACTTATATTGGTCAGTCTTCCATTACGACACTAGGAACTATTACGTCTGGTGCCTGGAATGGCACTAAAATTACTGAAGCTTATGGCGGGACTAATCAATCAACTTATACACTAGGTGATTTGCTTTATGCTTCAGCTACAAATACATTAGCTAAACTTTCTGGAAACACGGCAACTACGACTAAATATTTATCACAAAATGGAAATGGTACGATATCTGCTGCGCCGACTTGGGCTGTAATTCCGGGCACTGATATAACAGGGGAAGCGCTTACAAGATCCGACGATACAAATGTTACTTTAACTTTGGGCGGTACTCCGGGAACTGCTTTATTAAGAGCTGCATCTTTAACATTGGGATGGACTGGCCAACTCGCGTTAAGTAGGGGCGGTACAAATGCAAACTTAACCGCCTCAAATGGTGGAATTGTTTATTCTGCTGCTTCAGCCCTTGCTATTTTAGCTGCTTCTGCCTCATCTAATCAGTTACTTATTTCAGGAGGTGCCGGTGCACCGTCTTGGACTTCGAGAATTATAGACTATGGAGCCGGTTTTACAGGAGGATTAGGCAATCTTTTTATCGGGACTGGATGTGGAAAAACAGGTATAACAGGAAATCCTGGTAATACTGGGATTGGGATAGGTTGTCTCGCGTCATTATCTACATCAGGTGGTCCAGGTTTCAATACTGTAGTTGGCAATGGTTCTGGAGCTGCCATAACAACTGGATCGAACAACGTTCTTATGGCCTTTGGTTGTGGGTCAGCGTTAACAACAGGGACGGATAATATTTTGCTAGGTGTGAGTTGTGGGAATGCTATTACAAGTGGCGTAGGAAATATTTTGATAGGAACGTCGTGTGGTGCATTTATAACGACAAATGGAAGTAATGTTTTCCTTGGGAATGCTACGGGCACATCTTTTTCTGGATATTCAAGTTGTGTTTTAATAGGGCACTCTGCGGATTGTTCTTCAAATAATTTAACAAATGCAATAGCTATTGGTAACGGAGCATCAGTAGGGGCAAGTAATTCCTTAGTTTTAGGTAATGGTTGTAATGTTGGTATAGGAACAAGTATCCCTAGAGCCAAATTTTCTGTCGGAAATCCTTCAGCAGCTACAACCGTTACTTCATTAGTAAACTTATATAATACAGTTCAAAACTCAGCAAGAATTGCTTTAACTGGTCAGGAGGTTGTCAGTAGTAGTAATTTAAGTAATGAAGGTATGTGCATGGTATTGGCACTTAATAGGGCAAATAATAGAGGTATAGGTTTTATGGACAGTACCCATGCATTTAACTCAACTAATTGCTCTCTAAGAATATCTGTTGCCTCTACATCGGCTGCTGCAATTGCCTCTGTATCGACCGATAATAGTGCGTATAGACCTTTATTTATTGAAGGAACAACTGTAACAATTAACCCAGTAACAAGTTTTACGAGTAGTACAGACTCAGTTTATAAACCGACAGCAGGATCTTGGCTATCATCTAGTGATGTCAGAATTAAGAGGGATATCAGAAAATATAATAGCGGTTTAAAAGAAATATTAGGATTAAATGTTGTTTATTTTAAATTTAATGAATACTCAGGTTTTAACAAAAAAATAAGAGATAAGGAAAACATCGGATTTATCGCTGATGAAGTCTTAGAAGTTATGCCAGAATGTGTTGGAGAAATTCCAAATAAGAAATTTGGTAAAATAAAATCATTGGATATAACGCCTATTACTTATGCGTTAGTAAATGCTGTTAAGGAACTAAAGAAAGAGATAAATGAACTTAAAAAAGCAGCCTAAAAGTTTGATTTTTATTGTTTTTCATGTAAAAATCAGTTAAATTATTTATTTTATTGGAGAATTTTAATGTCAAAATCTAAAAAACCAAGTCAAGAAACCCCTAAACCTGCTTCTGGCTCTGATTATATGAAATCATATGAAAAATCCAAAAAATTGAATAATTTTGTGACGGATATTACATTTACAAAGGATTTAAGCATACAATTATTAAGTGGAACAGCAACCCCTGAACATGTAGAAGTTCTTAAAAAGAATATTCAGGGTGTTAAAGAATTTATTGAGATGATCGAGCAAGAAATTAAAGATAGAAAGCTTAAATAAATGCAACCATTATCAGAACCAAGACGAAAAGCCTTAGAAATAGCTCAAAATTATTTTAGGAGAGCTAATCTTCATCCTTCATATTTAGAATGGAGATCTGAGGCGATAGAGAATTTTGGTTTTTATGATGGTTCAGGTCAATGGAGTGAAACAGAAATTGCCAGAGTAAGAGCTTTGAATCAAGTTCCATTGACTGTTAATGTGATTCAAGGACGTGTAGACTCTTTATCCGGCGTTGAAATTCAATCTCGCTACAGAAATGCTGTTCAGAATGGCTCTGAAAATCCAGAAAATGATAAATTAGCGCTTGGTTTAACCAATTGGCTATATTTTGTTCAAAAAGACCAAAAAATGCCTTATAAAGGTTCATTAAAGTTTAGAGATGAAATAGTTTGTGGTATTGGTTGGAGTGGACAATATCAAGAAAATGGTTGTTTTTTCTATGATTACGTTCATCCTTATAACATCATACCGGATTTTGATGATCTAAGCCCTCAATTCGATAGTATGAAGTTTGTTTGCAGAAAACGCTGGGTTGAACCTGATGTTGTTCGAAAAACATGGCCTAAAGTTTCTGGTTACATAGATTTTTCAGACCCAACTTTATGTACTACCGTATATTCACCAGAATTGATGGATAGAAGCTCTAACTACACCAATTCAACTAATTATACTGGTTATTCTCAAAGTAGAGTTTTAGTTATAGAAGTTCAACATAAAATACCAAGGAAAGCTTTTTATGGTTTAGATACTCAGGGTTTTTATTTTGAAACTTTCGATGAAGAAAAAGCAGAAGAAATGGCTAATTCTTCTAGAGATATAGCGGAAAAAGATTCTACACAAGTCATAAGAACACTTTTTTTAGATAATTTCTTACTAGAAACTGCACCATTAAATCCAAATATTCCAGGATTAAAAGATTTTTCTTATATTCCTTGTGTATGGAAGAGGAGAACTAGAACTGGGGTTCCTTATGGTTTAGTTGATTGCATGAAATCTATACAGATTGACTCCAATACTCGTATTACAAAAGCTTTATACTTAATAAATTCAAGCAAGGTATTTATAAAGGGTAAACTACCCGCTGGCATGACCGTAAAAGAAATTAATAGACAAATTAAAGACCCAGCCTCAGCTGTTATGCTACCGCCAGATTGTGAAATTGAAATAAAACATAATGATCCGCTTTCTAATTCTCAAATTGCCATGGTTGATAAATATGATGGCTTAATGCAACGTGTAACTGGTTTATATGATGATTTACTAGGTAAACAAACTAATGCTGAAAGTGGTGTTGCACAAAAACAAAGACAAATAAGCAGTGTTAGAAATAATGTGTTCGCTTTTGATAATTTTGCCGATATGAAAGAGCGTGAAGCTAGGTTTATGCTTGCTCTATTCCAGGGTGGTGATGTAGAGAATATGCTATCCCAGATAGTTACTGAAGACCAAAAAGAAACTATCATTTTAAACCTTGTTAGAACCATTAAAGGTAAAAAGGTTGTATTTAATGACGTAAGAACATTGCCTGTTTCTTTAGAAATTGAAGAAGTACCAGACTACAAGAATTCAATGGAAGAAAACAGAATTGCCTTAGAAAACTTATTTTCAAACCCAAATGCACCAATTATTATTCAATCACCTACCTTAATGAAAATATTCGGTATTCGTGATTACGAGAAAGTATCTCAGGAAGTAAGAGCAGCTATGATGGCCCAACAGCAAGGGCAAGCCCAACCTATTTCACGAGGTAATCCTACCGCTCAATCCCCAGAACAAAACATGGCTTATCCTGGATTATAATGTCAGTACCATTATCACTATTTATTCAACCTATTATTCAGCGCACGTCATCTATTAGTAGTCCAGCGACTGAAGTATTATCCGCTCAAGAAAAATTTGCGATGATAGATAGTATATTGGCTGTCAATCTTATGGAAATTCCTATATTTGTTTCTGTTTATGTTTCTACCAATAATTTTCTTATTATACCTACTGTTAAAATAGAACCAAAATCTATTCTACAACTTTTAAAAGAGTCTTATTTTTGCTTGGAGACAGGAGAAACCTTATTGGCTAATTCTGACTCTTCTCAAAATTTATTCAATATAAACATTGAAGGTCGGGTATTTTTAGAAGTAGCTTAAACACGAATTTTATAGGAGATAAAAATGTCTATTACAAAAGAAGTCGTTGAAAATGCTGTACAACCAGAAGCCGTTAAAAATAGTAGTAGTGTTTTAGATGATCTATTCAAGGATAGGGATAACAAAAAACCTGAGCCAGAAATTAAACAAGAGGATCCTGTATCTACTGAAAAAAAGGTTAAAGAGGTTTCTGAGCCAAATAAAACCAAAGAAAATAAACAGTCTGAAACTAAATCAGATCCAGCCATTGAAAAGAAAGAGGATATTAAAAAGCCACAATCAGAAGATGAGGACGAGGATGACCCTAAAGATCGTGAAATAGAAAAGCTCAAGAAAGCTTTAAATGACAATCAAAAATGGGGTCATACTAACAATAAACGTCTAAAAAGTGTGGCTAAAAAAATAAATTCAATGAAAGAATCAGGGGTTATAACAGAAAGTGAGTTTTCTGAGCTAAATGAGATGCTGCAATCTGATCAAGAAGAAGAACCAGAAAAGATTGAAACGACTAGTAACGCTCCTTTAGGTAAATTTATGAAAATAGCAAATAACAAAGTTGCTGATTTAGCGGAAATATATGATCCGGACAATATACCATTATTTAACAAAAAAATAGGTGCCTTCGATAAATTTGTTTTTGAGGCTACGCCAGAAGAGTTGGATGATTTAGAAGAAGAATTTGAAAAGTTACAAGATAACCCGTTAAGGCTTGCTAAACGTATGTATCAAATTGGTGAAAAATTTTATAACGATCACCTGAAAGAGATAGAAGAAGCCGGCGGGATGAAAGAAATTATAGCCAAAAAAAATGCAGAGCTAGAAAAAAAGCAAAAAAAGATTGACAAGCTAGAAAAAGAGCTTTTACAATATGCAGATTACGATAAAAAGTCTACCTATAAAATAGACGAATTAGGCGAAACTGAGGGTGTAAAATCTACGGATAAGCCCGGTGATGTTCTAGGAAGTCTATTTAAGGAAAGAGATCGTAAAAAAGGGTAATAGGTTATTAACTTGATTTTCAAGAGTCTCCTACATCCCTAAACTTTGATGAAAGACGTATTTACAGGCAGATAAGACAGACAGAGTCTATTATCTTTGAAGCCTGATAAATCCTTAGCTTTTTGAGAAGACTATAAGTTGATTTGCACATTTTGTGCAGATTTATTTTCGTTTTTCAAAAACTAAGGAGTCTTTTAAAATGGCTGAACTTTATCCACCGACTGCCCCGGTTCAAGGTATTAACCAGGGTCTATTTCCAGCAGCAGTAAACGCTGAATTTTTCAGACAATATATTCAATTAACCCCTTTATGGAACCTCATGGGGGAAGAATTTAACCGTCCTATTGTTCGTCATAAAATGAAAGCTGGTGAAGGTTGGCAATATACTGTTGGTAAATTAGATGCTTTAGATTTCACTAAACCAGTTCTTAATTTCGACCAGGTTTCAGGTTCTGGTCAACGACCAAATGTGGAATCTTGCCCTGTTCAATGTAACAAAATAAGCTTCTTACGAGACATGGTCGGTCGTGACTTATTAGAACTCGGTACGCCCCTCAATATTCCAGATACGATTCGCCCCCAATTAATTGAAGTTTGCCAAAGAAATTTCAACAAATGTATCTTAGACTCAGCCATGTTTGACTACATGGATCCTACAAATACAGCTAGTGGTTATAATCCTGCTACGCAAAAACCTTCTTATGATAGAGTTGCTTTAGCTGGGATTCATCCTGGTGGATCGGCTACACAAGATGATACTGACAGGCAAGATTATTACTTATTTGCAGGCATAAAAACCGCTTGGAATAATATGTCTACTGGTACAGCTTATAATCAAAATGGACTATCAGCAGATCACTTGCTTAAGTTAAAGGCTCTAGCAGGCGATGGTGGCTATGCAGGTGGAGCTGTTTATAATAAGGGAACTATTGAGGATGCGATTAGACCTGCATACTTAAAATCCCGTGGTGGATGGCCAATAAATGAATACATTTATTTAGCCAATACAGCGAGTTTGGCGCAGCTTTATAAAGATCCACAATTCAATCAAAGTACTATTTCAAGAGGTACGGTAATTTCGGCAGATCAACCAGAAGCTATTTCTGGTGCTGATTATATCGGTAAGTTCTATGGTATTCATATTTATGAAGTACGTGATTTATCACGTTATATTTCATATAGTGCGAATGGAAACTATAGGATTGCGTGGGAATTATTTATTGGTGCAGGCGCATGGTCAGCAGGTTGGTTTAAAGAACCTTATATAACTTATAAGAATGACGTAACCAATAGCCTTGAAGAATTTACTTCACATGAAATACGTGGTGAAAGAGCTTTAAAATTTAAAGCAAAACAACCGCGTACTATAGACAAAGGCATCCTTGTTGAACAAGGAATCATTCATTCATTTGTAAGATTAGATTAAGGAGATAAAAATGCCAACCGATATCAGATATAAATTTACGAAAAATACAACTGGTGCAGCTATTGAAACAGCTACCGCTTTTGTAGCGGAAAATACATCTTCTGATGGTGACGGAAAACAACGAAAAGTTGTTAGACGTATTTTAACAGCTGCGGATATAGGAACAGATGAAGGTCAGGTAGGTCACGCAAATGGCTTGATTGTAGATGTTATACCAAAAACTTATAACATTTTATTTGTTCAACTTTTAGTCTGGAGAAAATCTTCTTCTGATGTTGGTACAACTGGTATGTATACATATGATCTTGTACAGAATCAAATGTTTCATAGTGGTGGAGCAGTAACAGGTGAAACACTTGTAGTACATGGTGTTATGCCATCAGACAATAGTATTAGGGTTATAGATAAAGACCCTAATAGCGCAGTAGTAGGTGTTAAACTAGAAGAGGGTGACGTTATTATTGCTGACATATTTCTTGGACAAGCAGAAGATCCTTTAGACTTAATTAATTACCCTTAATTATTATTTAGGTAATTTATTATGACGGCTTAAATAAGAAATTGTTTAAGCCGTTTTATTTGAACGGGGGTTTAAATGGATGTAAAAGAAATGATTTCCCTAATGAGGACTTTAGGAATTGGGGAAGTTTATAAAGACAATGTATCTGATACTATTGCTTTACAATATTTAAATTTAGCACATGAAGAATTGTATAGTGTAACTGCGGGTGTAAATGATGACTTATATTTACCTAGAGAGATATATATTACAAATTTTAATGATACTAGTTTTATATTAAATAATACACCATTTTTAATTTCAACTATTTACCGTTCTGGTCAAAGATGTCCTCTTGAAGGAAAATCAGTTGATAATTTTGATGAATACCAAGAACGCAATATTTATAATGGTGACCCAGTAATTTATACAAACATTGGTTCTGTTGTTGAGTTTTACCCTATATCTTCTAATGTTTCTTATACTTTCAAGGTTAGATATAAACCAGAAAAAACTTCATTTAATTTAAATACGCCAGAATCTAGTATTCCTTACCCTGTTTCTTACCATAGGGTTTTAGTAAATGGTGCGCTTTATTATATGTTTCAGGATGAATCAGGGTTTAAAAACCAAATAAAAGAAAATGAAGCAAATAAAAAATGGGAAGAAGGAAAGTTAGATTTAATAAACTATTTAATAGGAAGAAGCAAACAATCAATTTCTACTTACAGTAACAATTAATATGTTTAAAGAAGCCAATTACGATACGCCAGACTTTTCAATAGCTCCTAATGGGATGAATCAATTCATTTCCCCAGATGTTTTGCCACCTAATTTTTGTTATTTACTTGAAAATATATTACCTACTCCTTTAGGTGAAGGAAACGTTAGATATGGAACAGATTTAATAAATACACTACCAAATACAGAATTCCCTAACCCAGAATTTAGCATAGTTAAAGCTTTTCCTTTTATTCAAAATGGTTCAATTAAACAGGCTTTGTTATATATTGGCTATTATAAACAAGATTTATCAGCAGATAATATTATTCATGGTAGTGAATCACAAATAACTTTTAATTCTGATAATACTCATTATTATATTAAAGACACTAAAATTAAAATAGTTTATACATATAATGGATCTTTTAACACATTATACTCTGACATTAAAAATGTTGAAGTAGAAGAAGTTGGTTTAATTTCAATAACTTTAGATAATAACTTATTGCCAAATCCAGATTTTGGATTGACGGTTATACAAGAAATATGGGCACAATTTGGCTCTATATACCTTTATGATTTTAGTACAAACTCATTGGATAGTGATCCACTTAGAGAAGAACTTTCTATCGCTTGTGTCCCAAGAGCAACATATTTTGAACAATTAATGGTTATATGTAATGGTGTTGATAATGTCGTTTATTGGGATGGGGAGGAATTAAAAGACATATCAGAATTTTTGCTTGAAAACCAAGTAAATACATTTATAAGAATTGACGATAACAATTTTTCATTTATTTCCTTTGGTATATTTGATGCTTCCAATTATTTTATTGGAAACTTAATAAGACTAAGGATCAATGGCGTTTACAGTAATTTTGAAATTCAAGATATTAGCTTTGACGAACTTGATTTAGTAACAATAACTACAGATGAAGAATTACCTGATTTTGTGGAAAATCAAGTAGTACTTTTTTATCAAGTTAAACCACCTGCTTTTAGTTATATTTACGCTGCAAAAGATAGAATATGGGCTTTGGGTCCAGGTCCGGTTAGCCTTGAATATAGGGACACACAAGAGCAATTAAGGGTTTATTATCCATATGCCCCGAACGTTGTAGACGGTCCAGGTTGGTTCAATGAAAATACTAAAAAAGTACCATTTATTGATATGTCAGATAAGTATGACAAACAGGATAATTTCGAAGCAATTTGCCAGGTAAATGGACTTATGGTTTTTATTGGCAGAAAACATACTCAAGTCTGGGTAGGAGATACCCCTGGACAGGGTGGAAACTTTACTTGGAATTCAAATTTACCAGCAGGAATTTTACATGGTGATTTATTAGTAGAGTTAGATAATGATGTCTATTTTGTTTCTCAAACTGGTATAAAATCATTTAGTACATTAAACATAGCACGTCAACTTTCAGCTACGCCTGATAATGCAGTTGATACTATTGTTAAAAACTTTAATTCTCAAGCAACATCTTCAAACGCTAATTATAGAATTTGTCGATCATTTAAATACAATGAAGGTCAAATAGCAGGATTTAAAATAGCAAATAATAAAATAATTGCTTCTCTTTTTTCTACTACTCTGTATTCATGGGTATTTTTATCGGGTGACTTTAGCTTATCCAGTTGTTTTATGGATATAGATAAACAATTTTACATGTTTATTGGAAATAAAATATTCAAATATTCAGATGGTAACGATGGAACTAAAAAGTTATATGGTGATCAAGGTGGAGAAGGCTTAATCCCTATAGTATGGGTCCCGGGTTTATTAAAATTTAAGGGAAGAAAAGGATACGCTAATAAACGATACGAGCTAATATTGGATTATCCTTCGTCTTTTACTATAAACAAAAAAAATTCAATAGAAATTTCTGTATTTGGTGATGTCCCGATAAATTTTTACTTAAATGATAAATGCACCTTTGAACAAAGAGGAGATGTATTAGGCCAAGAACCTTTATCATTACATCCATCTCCATCTACAAGTATTGGATTTCGTCCAAGAAATGAATATGAAATTGTTAATAAACGTTTGAAATTTTCTGCTTCAAGTTTTTGGTTATCTATTTCAGGATACGTCATGAATGGACCAATAACTTTTAGGAGAATTAGACTTTTTGGAGTAGGGGAAAGAAATGCCTAATCAATACCAAAGACCTAGAATACCTTATGCAGCTCAGCCTTTAATAAATAATGCAAGGTATTCATTAATAACTTCCATGAAAAAGTCGATAAGTGCTGACGATTTAGATGGAGATATTAATTACCTTATTGATTCTTTAAATAATTTATATGAAGTAGTTCAAGATATAAATGCTGGTATCTTAGATGGGGCAAATGATCCAGAAAATATTGGTAAATTTCCTGTTACAGATGGTGCAAACGTTATATCATGGACAAAAATTACTGAAGATTATTTTTCAGCTGAATGCATTCCTACAGAAGCTCTTCAGCCAGGTTGTGTAGATACAGATCAATTAGCTGATGGTTCTGTAACAAATGATAAAATAGGTGAAGGTGAAGTTGATAATAATAGTATTGAAAATAACAATTTATCTTTTAATAAAATTACAGTACAAGATAATAAACATTTTCAAGAATTTTTTAATGCACAAACTAACAATACTTTAGATGGTAAAAAAATTCAGGATAACAGCCTTCCTTCTTCTTCTATAAAAGATAATAGTTTGCCAGCCGATAAAATAGTTAATGGAAGTATTACTAATACGCAATTATCACCATTAGTTAGAATGCCTGTGGGTGCAATGATACCTTGGACTGCCCCTGGTAATATAGCGGCTCCTCCCGGCTGGATTAGGGGCAGCGGCCAATTACTCGATCCCAAGGTATATGCTGAGTTATTTGCTATTTATGGAACTTTTTACGGAGGGAATGGAACAACTACGTTTGGGATACCAGATACAAGGGGAAGGGCTATATTTGGCGTTGATCCAACTTCCGGGCAACCTACTGGGGGAAGAATTACTAATACTACTCTGGGAAGTTATGGAGGCTCAGAGACTCATACCTTAAATATTAATGAGGTTCCCGCACATACTCACGGGTATAATAGTTATCCATTTTCAGATGAAGTTTTACAAGGTGGCAGTAATAGCAGGACGCGTGCAGAAACAAACGCGCAAACTGAATCAGCTGGAGGAGGGCAGCCTCATAATAATATGCCTCCTTATGGTTTATTCCCGCAAATAATTTATACAGGGGTTTATATCATTTAATCATTGTTTTATAATGGGTTTTTTGTTATTTAAGGGTGATTTATGAATCTTATCAAGTTGTTTAAAGAGAGGGGTTACCTTTTTGGCCAAAAGGAAATAAATAAGGATGATTACCCTTTATTGCATGATTCTTTAAAAAAATTATCTAATTTAGAAACTAATAACGAAAACTTTATTGTTGATTTTAAAGTTCCGGATATAAAGAATGAGAATTTTTTTCGAGCAAATTGAAGATAAATATATTAAAAATGTTTTTTATGATTTTTATTGTAAAAATTTTATATTTTTTGAAATAATATCAAACAATATTGCTATTGGATTTTATGGAATTAAAACAATTACAGAAAGTGTATGTGAGATTTCACTTCATATTTACGAAAAATTTCGGGGAAAACTTACAAAGCAAATAACTTTAAAGTGTTTGAGCTTTCCTTTTTCTTTAGGCTTTAAAAAAATAATAATAACAACAGAATTAGAAAAAATGAGGAGATTTCTTTGTAAATTAGCTAAGTATGGTGTAAAGTATTTGTTTAAACACAATAATTTATATTTATTTGAGGTATCAGATGAGTAATGCTTTTAAAGCTGTTGGAAGTATTTTTAGGAGTAATAAACCACCAGGCGTTCCTTCCTTACCGGCTCAACCACCTGCCCCAGAATTACTAGATGTTATAGATCAAATAGCAGGTATTGAAACTATAACTGTAACAGGACCAGACGGTAAAAAAAGAAGGGTTACACAAAGACTTCCTCTAACTAAAGAAGAAGAAGAAACATTATCTGTAGCTAAAAATCTTATTAATACAGCAGTAAATAATATTAAAAAACTTTACGAATATAGTCCAGATAATGTTGCAAACTATAAGCCTTTTATTGATGCATTTACAAAAATTAATAATGAAAGGGTTGCGGACTTATCGCAAATTGGTGACTTTAAAGATATTGCAGAAAAAATTGAAAAATTTAGAAATATTAATCGTGAGTTATCATTAAAAGAATTCGATGCGCGAGAAAAGATGGCTGAGGAAAGATTATCACGGCGTGGATTGTCGCGAAGCACAGAAGCCACTGAGCTTAGGGCAGCCATGGCTAAAGATCGTGCATTATTAGAACAACAATTAGATATTAATGCTCAAAACTATGGTGAAGAGCTAAGTGCTCGTCAATTAGAGAGAGAGGCGAGGCTTTATGAGGTCAGAGAGGCTGGTAGAGCTTCTAGGCTACAAGAAGCTGAAACTGGTTATAACTTAGAAAGACAAAGAATTGAAGATATAGAGGCTGCCCGTCAAAATGCTATCAATGAAAATATTAACTTTTTAAATGTTGGTCAAAACATTCAAGGTGCCGATAATGAAAGAGCTAGATTAGCTTTAGCGGGTAATCAGGGTGCAATAGCCATGTTTGGTGCCCAGGCTGCCAATCAAAACCAACGATTTGCCAGTGATATTAATAGAATACAAACGCAGCACGCTATGGATGTTAATAAATTTAGATTAACACCAGCAACTTTTGGTCAACAAATTAGGGATGTAGGATTAGCTGCTGCTGGTGCTTATGCGGGCGGTGGCTTAAGTGGAGCTATGGGCGGTTCGCCCGCTGCTGCTGGTTTTGGGATGGGATCGAGATTGCGAGGATAAAAAATGTCTAAATTATCTGAACATAAATTAAAAAAGTTACAAATGAGGATGGATGCTGCAAAATCTAAGCCAGAGCGCCCACGAATTGCAGAGCAACTAAAATTAGAAGAAGCTTTGTTAAATGCCAAAAAAGAAGAGAGTGAACCAGGAAGAAAATTACAACAACAGATGTTTGGTGAGCTATCAGAAAAGTGGAAAGGAAATAAAGGTGGAAGTGGGGGAGATGCTTTTGTTAGTGGTTTAAAATCTGGCCTTCAAGAAGGCAGCTTCATGGAGGACAAAAAACGTTATAAAACCATGACTGACTTTATAGAAAAAACAAGGGATATGGTTGCAGAACAAAACATTCAATTATTTAAAGAAGAGAAATTAGATAATGCTAGGCGTTCTGTCACACCTAGAATAATGGCATACTTAGACTCATATAAAACTATGACGCCTAACGATAGAAAGGTTTTTCTACAAAATGCCATGGAGGAGTACAATAAAGCAGCTGATACAGATTATAAAATAGTGGATGCGACAGGTTCTGAGCCTTGGAAAATAATTGCCAGTGATGGCGAGCAAACAATTTCTATTGATTTAATGGATTTTATTAAAACCCCAGAAGAAAAGAAACTTGATTATTATCTCAATAGTAATGAATCTAGAAACTATGAATCAGAATTACAAGCAGAGGATGAACTTAATAAAAGAGTTCTTGAAAGTAGGATAAACAGCCATAAACGAAAAAATGAAGGAGCATCACCAGAAGAGGTACAAGAAAAGAAAAAACAGCTTATAGAATCAAATGAGATACCGGAAGGCGCTATTCTTTTTGATGAATTAGATAAAAACGAGAAAAAATTTCACATGGAAAGAATTAAAACTGAGGCAGATAAGGGTAAAGCTGCTAAATCTGGACTTAAAGCATTAGATGAAATGGGTAAAATATTTAAAAAATACCCAAATATTTCTACAAGCTTAGCAAAATGGGCAAATTCAAAAGGTGATACGCCTTTTGATAATTTGATAAAAAGTATGGTAGATCAAGATCAAAGGAACGCACTTATTCAGCTAGAAAAACATGCAGCTAGACTAGCTATTGGAACTATAGAACAGTTTAAAGGAATGAGACCTACTGATATTCTCAAAAAATTAATTAAAGAAACAAATCCTGGTTCTAACTTTACTTACGAAGCATTTATTCCTATACAAGAACAATATTCACAAGAATTTATAGAACAAGTAGAACGTTCGGATGAAGCAGAAAGGGCTTTAATTAAAAGATATGTTCCAACTTATCAAAAAAGAAATAATCCTAATCAACCAGTTGTTGAAATACCGGCTGGATCACAAGCATCAACTCCGGGCCTAGCTGCTATAAAACAAGAAAGAGATGCTATAGTTCGAGAGTTAGAAGAATTAAATAGGAATAGTTAAATGGATAAGGGTGCAAGAATATTAGAACTTGAAAGTAGGTTAAAAGAACTAGATTCAATGATTTCTAATGCTGAATCTTTATCAAAAGATCAAAGAAAAGTACAATTAGAGGAGAGACTAGCGCAACTTGATCAACAAATAGCGATGCAAGAAAACCCTAGTCAAGAAAACCCAAATAAAGTTTCAAAACTTAATTTAATACCAGAATCTGATTTTCCTTATATACGTGGTGCAGCTAAAGGTATTAGTGGCCTTACAGATTTATGGTTAAAAGTATTACCAATAGATTCTATCCAAAAAACTGCTGAGTTAATGGCCCAAAAAAATATGACGCCTGAGCAATTTGAGGAATGGAAGAAAAAAAGTCAGATGGAAATTCAGGAATATAAGACATCTAAAGTTCCAAGCGCTATTAAATTTGTTGATGAATTAGCAGGACATGATACTACACCAACTACTACTGGTGATAAATATAAAGAAAAAGTTGGAGAATTTGCTTCAATTCCAGCTGGTCTAAAAGCTGTGCCTGCCATTGCTGCCGTATCTACTGGGCTACGCGAGCTAGGACTAGATGAAAGCTATTCTGACTTAATCGCAGCAATTGGAGCTCCTAACGCTAAGGCATTAGCTAAGCTTCCTGGAAAGGTTTTAAAGAAATTAGGCGACTATATTGCAACTATTGGAAGTAAAGAATATCGAGAAGCTGGAAATGTTGAAAAAGCGGCTAAATTTTTACAAGAAAAGGTAGGGGATGCCAATATTCCTAAAGTTGTAGAAAACATTGAAAACTACGAAACTCCATTTAAAGGAAATCCTGCTGAGGGAGAAGCGGCCTACAAGCCATTAACCGCCGACATTGCAGATGATGTAGGGATATCTCAATATCACCGCGCTAAGGCTGAAAATATTCCAGAAATTGGTCGAAGACGTCAAACTAATGCTGAAGTACTCCAAAGGGAAATTGACAATATAGCCTCTAAAGAAGCTTCTCCGCAGGTTTCGCAAGAGTTTGCTGCTGCCGAAAAATCAGCTTATGAGGCTGGATTAGAAGCCGAGGAAATAGCTGCGCGCCAAGCGGCTGAAGGGACAGCCAAAGAATTTAATAAAACTGCAAAAATTGACGATGCAGGAAGAACAACACAAGATTATTTAGTTGATCGTTTTTCTGGAATACAAAAAGAAGCTCAAAACAAGGCTTCTCCTCTTTATAAAGCTGCTGAATCTAAAAATTTAGACAATGAACTTCCAAATACTTTCAAGTATATAAACGAAGAAATGAAAGATTTACCAAGGACAAGTGATACTAGTAGAAATTTAGCTAAGGTTAAAAAGTGGCTAGAAGAATCCAAAACAGAAGCATCAAATAAACAAAAACTTATTGCGGAAACAAAAAGTAGATATAAAGATGATCCTAATATGTTGTCCATTGCTTTAAAAGAGTTAGAAGGTGTTCCACATGGAACCTATAGTGTTAAAAAGCTTGATAAAGCAAAACAAGCAATTTCTGAAATGTTAGAAGAAATACCTTTATCAGAAAGAAATAAAAGAAGACCATTAGTTAGATTATTAGAAAATTTAGAAAAGGATATGGAATCAATTCCTGAAATTTTCGAGGCCAGAAAAGTTTATCAAGAGGTAATGAAGCCAGCAAACGTTATTACAGAAAACCCAGTATTGGGTAAATTAATACATCAGGAAAATGGATATACGAAGCCTTTTACGGTAACTCATGCTGAAATTCCTAAGAGAATTATAAGTGGTAGTAGATCAATAGAGGGCGCAAAAGCTTTAATGAGTGAAGCAGCCGGTCTGGGAACTAAAGAGCATAAGCAAATGCTTAATACAATTAAGTCATACATAAACAGTGAAATACTCTCAACTTTTGTCGAAACTAGTGGAAAAATAAATCCAGATAAGTTTAATACTTGGTCAAAAAGTAACCCAGGAGCATTCATCTTATATCCTGAGTTAAAAACAAAGTTAAAAAATCTAAAAAATGCTCAAACCCACGTTGATAGAGTTATTACACAGAATAAAGAGTTATTATCCAATTTTTACAAAGAATCAATGGATAAAATTTTAGGTCCTAAATTTGGCGGTATTAATCCAGACAGAATAGCTGGCAGGATTTTAGATAGTACAAACTCTGAAGTAGTTATGAGTGAAGCAATGGACCTTCTTTCTAAAGACAAAACCGGAAATGCTTCTGAAGGTTTAAGGCGTGGACTAGTAAATCATTTAAAAAGTAAATTTAAATCTGATAAATTCACATTTGCTACACTAAATGATTATTTAACTAAAAATAAAAAAGCACTTTCACAGGCATTTACACCAGAACAGATGGAGGTGCTAGAAAAGTCAAAAGACGTTTTAAAAGATATAGCTAAAATGGAAGGGGCCGGCAAGGGTACTAATTCTGACACAATACCAAAGTTATTTGAAAATATTGCTGAAAAAAGTGGTGGGAAAGCGTCGGAAGCTTTATTTGGGTTTACAATGCCTTCTTGGGTTGGAAGCGTTCTAGGGTCTATTGAAAAAATAAAAGACATAGGTAAGTTAAAATATTTAGAGCAGGCGCTCCTTGAGCCAGATTATGCTAAATTCTTACTTCAAAAGGACTTAAAAACCAAAAAGGACTTTTTTGACTCATTAAAAAACAAAGAAGATTTTGGTAAGTGGTTAAGGGACAGTGAAGGTCCTTTTAAACTAGTAGGAGATACGTTTAAAGACCTTGGCAAAAACTTTGGGATTACCTCTCAAAATGTTGGTAAGGTTTTAATAAATGACGATCTAAAATAATATAAGTTTATGATTTTAAAGTATAATATTTAAAAAAACTTGGATGCTACTAATAACATCTAATAAAATTATTGAATATTGTGCAATATATGTTAAAATGTATTCATGATAAGGCACAAGGAGATAAAAATGTCGAATAAAGGTGGAGCAAGACCGGGGGCTGGTAGGCCTGTTGGTTCGGGAGTATATAGGGAATCAACTGTTTCTATAAGAATTCCTAAAAGTTTATTTAAAACTGTTCAAAAAATGTTAAATGATTTTAAAAAAAATTTACCTAAAAAAGATAAAAATCAATCTATTTCTATTCCCAGTAATTTAAAAATTAAAATTGTTAATCCAAAAAATAAAACACCCCAGAAAAAACAAACTTGTAAAAATAACATTTAATACTCCTTTAGAAATTAATAATAGCCAGGCTCTTCGTTATGGTACATTCCTTCATATTGTTGACTCATGAAGTTTTTAGGTATGGCAACAGATAGACCAGTCATTACAATATATCTCATACAATCCATTAAATGATCATCTTTTTTGTTTGGTATACCATCTTCGTTGCGCGCATATTTTCTTAATTCTGATCGTGTTTTAACTAGTGTTGAAAATATTTTTAGTTTTCCTGCTTGCATTCTTTGAAGAGTTTTAAGAATACCTTCTTCTTTACTGTTATCAGCTTTTGTTAAATTTAAAAATCCGGCGTCTGTATATAATTTAACTAAGTTTTTCCCATGTTCTTGTTGTGAAGCTTTTCCAGCCGGATCATAAACACCCGGCATCCAATTAATGCCTGAATCATAAAGTGCATTTGCATGACTTTCAGGTGTTCTTTCTGGAACTGAGTATTCTGAATACAAATATAATGTATCATTATCTCTATCATGAGCGCCAAATAAACATGCTGGATGTAGCCATCCAAAATCCCATCCATAAACGCGCGCCCAATGGTCAGGTATTGGAAATGGTTCACATAAAAGCATTGATTCAGGTACAGGATATACAAGTCCGCTTCCGGGCCATGGGATGCCCTTAGTTCTTGCCTCAATTTCATGAGGAGACATACTGGCAAGTAATCTTTTCTTTTCTTCAAATGGTAAATGTTCGGCATCATCCCATTCAATATGAGTATACCATGCTGAATTTTTAACGGTTTCCGGATGTCTATCATCCATAAAATAGTTGAAAAATTCACTATAACCTTGCAGGGGTGTTGAGCATGTTATTATCATCCCTCTGAAATCATCTGTTAAAGATGTTTTCATAGTTCTCATTTGACATTCTTTATAAATATCAAAGGGTGGTTCTTCATCTAACAATATTAAATCAATTTTAGATGCTTCAAACGCTTTTCTTCCCTGTTCATACGTTTTAAATGTTACTTCGGAAGAACCGCCAGAAATATATGGAACATTAAAAGTTCTATACATTTCCCCACTTGTTGCTTTTTTTTCATTTTTGATTAAGGATGGATGTAATATTCCTTTTAAATTTTGTTCTGGATTTCCCAGGAGAGCCTTTTGTAAACTTTGCCCAACTAATTTTGAATCTTTTCCAGCAATCCATACATTAAGTGGTCTATTATATTTATAACCAACCCAATCATCATTATAAATCCCCGATAAATGGGCTACGGTTTCTATTAAACCGCCATAAGTTTTTCCAGATCTATTCCCACCAGTTACCAGCCTTTCTTGCGCCTCTAAGCCGGCTTTATGAAATAAAATTTGTTTTTTATTTGGCTTATAAAAAAGCAATCTTTTATAGTACTCTGCTTCTACTATGTCATATTTTATTATTTTAGATTCTTGCATCTTGATAACCATTTGCAGTTCTTTCGGCTAAATCACGTAAATGCACATGGCCATTACAATTTTTGCATTTATACCAACCAAAAACATCTACTGATTTAGTAATAAAATCTTCGCAAAAACACAATAACCGTGGCTTTATTTTTTCTTTATAAAATACACAATCCATGTATAAGCTCCTTAAAATTAAAAATCTATTTTGGAATTCTCTTCTTTTGCCATGATGAACCATTTTTTCGTATCCAATCTTCAACTTTTATCGCTAAAAATTCCATTTTTTCATTGTTATTAACAATAAAATTAGTTATTTCATCCTCATTACTTAAATTAATATTTATATTATGCATATTTAATGGTTTGTGATTTCCATTAACCATACATGAAAAAATATTAAAAAGTTTTAAGCGTGCACTTAACGTTGATCTTAACCTAACTAATCTATCATTATAACATATTTTTGTCTGATTTTCTAGGGATATCTTATTGATCATTATTAACTACCTCGCATAATTGAATACCTACATTTGGCGGTAAATTTTGGTTTAATTTATTTTTTAGATTATTTTTCATAGAATCTACTATGCTTTTTGCTGTATATTTGTTTTTATCTTCTTTGTCTTGAATTAACTCATCAGCCATTTCTTCTATTGATACAACGCCTTTTAATATATCTGGAAACATATCTCTTAAAGCAAAACCCCTGGCTTTAAATTGTAACATCCTTTCAGGATGGGTTACCCAAGAACTTGCATTTCCAGTCTTTCCAACCTTTCCCCATAATTTAGCAGTTTCAGCTTTTTGTCTACTAAATGTTCTTTCTAGCGGTTCTCTACCATCTCTTTTGACTATACATTTAGCTATTTGATTTTCTTCATCAAAAGTTTCTATACAGTCAATAAATCCACCTTCTTTTCCTTTTGTTCGCATACAAATAGCTAACATTAGGTCTCCCCAGAGAGCAGGTCTATTATTAACAATCATGGTGTTTTGCAAAGCTGTCATTGGTTTTATACCCAGATCATCACCAAATTGAACCACTACTAATATGTCAGCCGGATTTCCCCAAAATTCTTGCGGTAAGCACTTTGCTTTACTGAGCATTTCTGCTGTTTTCAAGGCTCTTTCAAGATTAGAAAAATCCATAAAATTAATTGAATTGTTTGGCAACTGTTGTTCAAAATTTCTAATGCTAGATCGATCTAAGGGACGCTCTATTGAGACTTTAGCCGGCATAGCATACCCATTTACAGTAGGTCTATCCTGAATATCTGTTAAGATATTTTCTACTCCTATTAATTCTTCAATCATTTAAAAATCCTCCATTTCAGATTCTTTAGGTTGTTTAAATTCAAATTTAATATACTCCGATTCCTTTACGGTATACTCTTTTCTTTTAACTGTTTTTCTCAAAAAATATGAGCCATCAGTTAATATAGCTTTTTCGTTATTACTCATAGCTGCCAATATTTTTGACTTTTCCTCTTGAGCTATTCTGTCATATATTTTTGACTGTGTGACAGCCAATAAATATTTATCTTTTATCTTAGTAAACTCATCATCAAGCTTTATTGTACTATTTTCCGAAATCAAATACTTATTTTTTAAATGATCTTGAAAGTGTTTGTTTGAAAAATCCATAGGAGGTGGAACTTTTACGCCATCTTCTATCCATGGCTTCATATAATTATTATAAAATAATTTTGCTGACTCCAAAATTAGATTTTCTATTTCTTCATCTCTATAAAATGTATAGAGCCTAGTTTCCATTTTTTCAACTATTGAAGAATAATCTGGCATATTACCATTTTTATTAGAAGAATTAATTTCACACAGTATTTCGCCTGTAACAGATTCATCTACAAAACCAACAAATATATCCGCCTGCTTGTAGCCGGTAACTAACATATAGTGTGCAATTTGGGCGTAATAGTGTTTTGGAACTATTTGTGATCCAAATGGTCCCCATTCATCTTTATTAAAAACAGAAGCTGTTTTTATTTCAACTATATTTTTATTGACAAACATATCCTTTGAATCTTGAACGGCGACTGCATCTAAATTTGCCGACAAAAATTCATAATCTTTATGAAACATTGTATGGGCGCTTGTACAAATTTTATTATATCTGCTTTCGTAAAGAGCTATTAATGGGGCTTCTAATAGTTGTCCAATTACAACAGATTTATTCCTGCTTAAATCTGTAGTTTTTCCTTCAACTTTTTCCTCCCAAACTTCATAAGCAGTTTTATAGTTATTTTCTCCTAAAATAGCGCCTATATCTGAACCGCCTATAGTTTTTTTCCTTGCTTCAATTTGTGCATCTGTAATAGTCATGTATTTTCCTCCTTTTATCGAATTATAGATTAATAAATTAGTTTGTCTGTAAGATCCAAGTGGTTTATTTTGTATGAATAAATCGTTTTTATTTGTGAGATATTGTCCTTTTTGTGAGCATTTGACTTGTAATAGTGTAAGATAGAATAGTTTTGAATTTTTCAGTGTTTTTTTTTAAAAATGTTCATGCTATAAGCTTTGAAGGAAATTTAAATCTTCGTTCAAAATCCTAAAACAAAACCTCAGTTAATTAATTATTGGGTAAAAAATGAATACTTTTGAGATCTTAAGATTGATAGGTGACGCCCCGTCAGACCTTTTGAACGTTATTGAAACTAGTCTTTTAACTAGGATGTCAGTTTTTGGTAACAAGGAAGGTAAGAATATAAATCCGGGAATTAAAGAATTATCGCGAACAACTAAAATATGTGAAAGGGCTGTAAAAAAGGCTCTAAATATTTTAGTAAAAAAAGAAGTTATCACTTTAAGTTCTATTAGAAAACATGGGACAAGAGATAAGTCATGTTATGAGATTAATATTTCACTTCTCAAGGAAAAAATTTTACAAAAAGTAGGTGCACCACGTGCACCTAGAGTAGGTGCACTCTGTGCACCTACTTCAGTAACAAAAGATAAAAAAGTAGGTGCACCTGGTTCCAAAGTAGGTGCACCACGTGCACCTAGAGTAGGTGCACCACGTGCACCTATATCTAATACACAGTTTTTAAACCATGAACTACCAAAAGAGAGAGTGAAATCGGGAGCCGATTTCACGCTTGCTCCGGATGACCAAAAATTAGAAAAAAAATGGGGAGAGAAGACTCGAGAGGTTTTTAGACACTGGCAGAAAGTCATGAATCATCCAGGTGCAAAACTTGACCATCATCGACGCGGAAAGATTGTCAGGGCGTTGATATTAGGATTTTCAGTAGATCAACTAAAAATGGCGATTGACGGAATTAAAAAATCACCATTTCACATGGGAAGGAACAAATCTAAGCAAGTTCATGACAAGATAGACCTCATATTTCGAAATTCAGAGCGCATAGAGGAGTTTATTTCATTTTTTGATAATCCGCCTAGGGATGATTATAAAGATGGCGCTACGGCCCAAAAAAGCGGGTTTTTAGAAAAGAGCCAAAATCAACTAAAAGTACTGGATGTAATAGGAGAAGAATTGCGATCTAGGTATTCAAAGAAAGATAGCCAAAAAACTAATATTGAAAAGGAGAAAGTTAATGAACTTGGATGAGACTTACAAAAAAATACCTTGGCTCTATAAGATGCCAAATATTTTTACGGATGAAGGGGTTTCTCTAAAACGATTAGATACCCTCGAAAAAGACGATCAAGCAATGTTAATTTTTGAAGTAATAAATTCTTTAGGTAGATATTTTGGAAAAATGCCAGGTAATCCCGAAAATATGTCAATACAAGATTTAGAGAAATCCAAAGAAAATTTAGGGAATATGTTAGAAATTTGGTTAAGTGGACTTTGTGATCTAAATGTTTCGCAAATTATTAATGGACTTTTAGATATTTTAAACTTAAAAACCGAGTATCAAAAATGGCCACCTAATTCTGTTATGGAGTTTTATTCTATCTGTAGGAAACCAAAAGTTCCATATCATTCAGAGGTAAAATTTAAAAAAATAGAAAATTTTAAAAAAATTGGTTTTGATGAAGAAGGGTTTAAGAAGAGAAAACTTGAGAATCAAATAAAAACTTCAAACTATATTTATAAAATGTTAGGAAGAAGCTATAAAGGTTTTTTACAGGAAAGAATTAAAAAATTAGAAAATAAAATTAGATCAGAACAAGAGAATAAAACTTATAAATCATATAAAGAGGCTATTAACTACTTAGATACAGTGGAAACTGTAAAAAAAGAAGCTAATATTTAAATTCAAATATTAGCTGATCATCTGATCTAATGGAGATTGACAGGTTTATGATAGTAACATTTTAAAAAGTTGTCAAATAATAGTTGCTTTATTTGAATATTGCACTATAATACAGTAACAATAGTTTTTGATTAATTTAAAAGGGGTAAGTTATGGAAAATGTAGAGAACCAACAACAAAAGCAACCACAACAAATAAAAAGTGGTAAGTATGAATTTTATATTACAGGAGTAATAAGAAAAGATAGTAATGGCTATGATTTGAAAACAAAGACAGGTAACACTTATCAAAGATTAAAAATAGTTTTACTGGGGACTAATGAAAATTATGATACTTCTAAATTTATATTTGGTTCAAAGGATATCCAGGAAGTTGTAAGTTGTATAAATAATCCAGCATTAACGGATGTGTTTCAAAAACAAGGAAAAGACTTTGAACTAGAAACCTTGATTGGTGAAGGGGGAATATTGCTTATGGGAAATAGAATCAAGGAAGGCGTTACCTGGCCACAAATTGAATGTCTTATTAAGCCTAAAGAAAATTTTAATGCACCAAATAAACAAAAAGAGATGCCATTAGTTCAGAATATTAATTCTCTGCCATCAAGCGAACCATTAGACGACGATGTTCCGTTTTAATTACATAAAGTATGGACAAATGCTCACAAATATTAGAGCAAATATTACTTGTTACGTTATTTTAATTTAACTATAGTGATTTTATCTGAATTTTAATTTAACTATAGTGATTTTATCTGAAAAGTGGAGATCTTAAAATGACTGCATCATTAGGAAATGGCGGAATGGTTGATAAAAAATGGGAAATAATTAAAAGAATAAATTTTTGGCGAAAACAGAATAATGAAAAGAAGTTAAATATATTTGTTATGGACAAATTATCTGAAAGGTGCCTTGAAGAGGTGTTGAGGTTTCAGTATACGTTATTTTTAAGTTTGGGGAATGTATTATGACAATAGAAGATTTAATTGCAATAAATGATAAATTGGGTCAAGAGCTTGAGAAAATGAGAAATGAAATTGATTATATTTCTAATATTAATAATGCTAAATCTATTTTTTCACCAAAAATATATGAAAAAAGTTTAGAAGATAGAGTATATAATCTGGAAAATAAATTAGATAAAATTTTAGAGTTGTTAGAAAATTTTTTAACTAAATATAACAAAGACACATATAGGGATAAATAAAGGTTTTAACTATGGATAATTTAAAATATCAACAGGAGTTTAGTGATTTTTATGCAGAGCTTGCTAAATTTTTAAATGGTAAAGATGGGGCAATAGGTATACAAGCAATGGCTATGGCGATTGCTAGTGTTATTTGTCAAGGGCCGGGCACATGGAATGATAAGAAAAAAATAGTTATGGCCACTACAGAAAGCATTAAGGAAACTTTTAACATTTTGAGAACTAAGAAAACGATTGAAGAAAATGTTATTAAAGATATTCATAAGCAAAATAATGAGGGAGTTGATAATGCGGGAAATTAAGTTTATGGCTTATATTAAAGATTTAACTGGATTAACAGGAGAATGGTTTAATAAAAATGGTCGTATTCATCAAGTATCTTCTATAGATTTTGTTGTAAAAGAAGTTTGTGTAAATATTCCTGGGTTAATGGCTTTTGGATTTAATAGCGTAGAATTGATGCAATATATTGGATTAAAAGATAGAAAAGATAAAGAAATTTATGATGGCGATATTGTTAAATTTCAATACATTGGTTTGTCTTATAAAATTGGGCAAGTGGGATTTATAGAGAATAGTTCTATCATAGGAATAAAAGTTTATGATGAAGTTAATGATTTTTATAATGGCGTATATTCTCTATATAGTATTATCAGGGAAGATAAAATTCGAAAAATTGAAGTAATTGGGAACGTCTATGAAAATATAGATTTACTTGCAGGTGGGCATCATGAAAAGTTTTGAGATAAACGAGCTTTATGAGCTAATAAGAGAAGGTAATGAAATTAATGATCGTAAGATGATTACTAAAAGTTTTGTTCTTGATATTTTCGATGCGCCAGAAGAATGTTTTTCTAGTGATTTGGAGGCACTTAAGTTTTTGCTTGAAGTGCGCGTGTCGTTAAAAGGTAACCTACAGTGAATACAGAGATCAATATACATCCCGGAATTCCTTTAAAGTATATATTTATTGATATTCTTAGGTTTAATCGTTTTACTTTGGCAAATTTATTAGAGATTCATCCTTGTACTTTAGATAGGATAATTTCTGGAAAATATAGAATTACTACAAGAGGGTCTCTATCTAATGATATGGCGTTAAAAATTGTTAATTTGGTTAAATCAAATAACTTGTATTTAAAGTTTGCTGATATTCATTATCCATATTCTCAACTTGTTGAGGTAGATTATTGGATGAATATTAATAAAACTTACTATGGTAAAGATAAAAAAGGAGAAACAAATTGAAATTGTCAGAACTAAAAGTTGAAATTGAGAAACTTATGCAGGAAAGGGGTGATTTAGAAATAGGTTATTGTAAGATAACTGTTGCTCAAAATGTAACACAATTAATAACTAATCCTAATAAAATTTCTGGTCCATTATGGCCAGGAATGGTTGTAAAGATTAAAGCAAAGGGTATTAATTGTGAGTGTGAGCCGCCTTGTTGTGAAAGATTTTGGGTAAAAGTTACTGATATACATATTCATGAAGATACGATAGAGGGTATCGTAGATAATCATTTAGTTTTAGATGTAGGGGTTAAATTTGGGGATAGAGTAAAATTTAGGAAAGAACATATTTGGGATATTGAAAAAATATCATGTTATTGATATTTGGTCAAAAATATATGTTTACATCTTTGAAAATTGTGCTAATATTCAATCTCCAATTATAAACGTAGGAGATAAATAGTTATGAATCCATATTTTAAGGCTTATTTAAAGAATGCGGCACTTGGTGCAACAACTGGCGCGCTCACGGGCGCTGCTTGTGGAGCTGTTGCTGGTAATGCAGGCTTGAATCAAATGTGTGCCGGGAATGCAGACCCAGAAGATTGTATTCGTGAATGGGAACCCTCAATCATTCCTTATGCTAAAGATGCAGCGGCGAATGTCGGTGCAGTAGCCGGTGCAGCTGTTGGAATGGCTATAGGCGCTATCATATATCCTGCATATAAGGGATTTATGGGTTGGGTTTATGGTTCGTCTACTCTAATGTCTGAAGAGAGTGTAGAAAACACTGTTAAACACAGGCTGGATGTATGACGATAATTTGTAGAAGCTAGAGAATTGCCCTGAGCGGCAAACGGTTCGCCTTAACCGATAGCTGTAATGGTTTTTTAATTGGACACTGTTGCAGCATAGGTATTTTTTTTGGGAGGGTAAATTATGAGTAATGAAATGAAAGGTAAAATTGTTGATTATATATTGGTTGGTGGTGGTTTTATGCATTTAGATAAGGAGGTGATGGTATATATTAAAAAAGGATACCAGCCATTTGGTTTTCCATTTTCGACTGAAAAAGATTATTTTTGCCAAGCAGTTGTTAAATATGAAGAGGTAAAGGATTAAAATGGGATATACAATTAAAATCGGCAATGCAAAGCTAGTTTTTAGTAAGGAAGATTTCCCGTATTTAAGTGCAGGTTGGGAAGTTGAAGATAGTGAGCTGCCAGAAGCGCCAGCATTTCCTAATGATGTTAATAATCATAAAAATTATCGCTGGCCATCTTATACTGTTTGGGATAATTTTTGTAAAGAAGTAGGTTTATATAAACTATTTTATGGGAAATATAGATGGGATGAACATGGAAATGAGGTTGAATATGATGGGATTTTTACAAAAAGTGGTCACCCTGGTTGTATAGGGATTACTAAAGAAGATGCAGATTTTGTAACAGAAGCTTTAAATAAATATAAGGAAAATGTTATTTTACCTCCTGGCTTTGAAGGATATGAACACTGGCATGATTGTGACAAGGCAGGATGTAAGCCTAATTATGATTATCAGCTTGCGCGATTAATTTGGCTTGAATGGTGGATGCAATGGGCTGTTAAAAATTGTGAAACACCGGCGATTGAGAATTCTTAACGATAATTGACATATTAAAATAGATGTGTTAGCGTAATGACAGATAAATGAAGTTAAAGGTAGGTAACTAATTATGAGTGATTCACGGGAAAAAGAATGGCATGGAAGAGGCTCGCCTCAATATGATGAATCAATTCACATCCCATTATTACACAAAATAATCGGAATTGGCGAGGGAATCGCAGCTTTTTGTGCTGAAGCTAATATTTGTGATGAAAGCTTTCACGCCTGGCGTCATAAACATCCCGAATTCAAAAAACAATACGAAATAGCTTTAGCAAAAGGGGCAGCTATTTGGGAAAATAAGCCTCTTTCATTAGCAGAACGTGGTATTTCGTTGAATCATAATTACTGGGCCACGATTATGAGAATGCGCTATAAGTATTACAAAGGCAATTTAAAGCCCGCAAAAGAAAACACGACACAATCTCGTTTAGAAGCTGCCCACGAATCGTTACAAGAAGGTACAATTACGACTCAAGAGTACACTCAAATCACTTCAGGCATTGCAGCAGAGAGTAAAATCGCCGAGCTTGAGCTTCAAAAACAGGCTTTAGAACAAGCTAAGAACCAATCAAAGCCTGTTCAGTTAAGTGATGAGGCCATTAGGGCTGCGATGTTAGTTCAGTCTGGGAAAGGAAAGGTTGTTGAAATTATAGGAGAAAGTAAATGATACCAATAGGAACAGATTTTAAAAAGATTAGGGAAATAAAACGTGGGTTACATAAAAATTTAGAATCACATCATAAGTGTGATATAGAGAAATTTGTAGCTATAAATGATTTTTATTATGAATGCCTTAAAAAAACTTCTGAACAGTCTAATAGGAGTTTTGATAAAATTTTAAAAATTTGTGTTGGAATGTTAGAAAATTATTATAAAAGAGAGGAGGAAAGAGAAAAAGAAAACTCTAGTGAAAATATGTTGTCTGATTTATTAGATAATATAGAAGAGATTTTTTTAGTAGACTTAAAAAATAAAAGAGGTAATAGTTAATGAAGTGGTTTGAAAACTTTTTATCAACAGATTCCGAAGAGCAAAAACCAACCGTTCCACATAAACCAGATTATCCACAGGTTAAATTAACCAAAGAAGATATTGAAAAAGAAAAGAAAGAAATATTTGATTTCAAGATTAAAGTTGCAAAAGATGAAATAATAGAAAAGATAAAAATGTTTTCTAATTCACGATGCTATCAAAGATTAGGAGATAAACCACATTATATTAGTATCTTTTTTCTTGTTGACGACAGAGAAACACGTATTGCTTTACAGGGAGATCTTGTTATTGAATGTATTTTTTGTAGTCATGATATAAGTATATGGACCGGTTCAATGCGTGATGGATTATCCGTATGGCTAAAAGAGAAAGGTTATGAGCAGAAATCAAATGTGTAAAAATGACCAAGAAGAATGCCAAAATTTATTTTTGATGAAAGTGCAAGTAATGGAGCAGCTTAAAGAAGTGATAGATAGGAATGTCAATAATTTATCAGCTGTTCATTTGGTAGATGCTTTGTATCACTTTCAGTTTGATATTTTTAGATTGATTTCAGAGCAGTTTGGCAAGAATTTTGATGATGTTGTTAATAATTTTGTTGAACTAGTTAAAGATAAAAAGAAATATTTCGATCTTGATCAAAAAACCCATTAATTTTTATACAAAACCCTTGACTTCCTCTGAAAATTGTTTATAATTCAATTGTTCAATTTGGCCCTTGGTTCCTCTTTGGCTAAATTAACCGCTGCAAGAGTTTTTAAGATTTCCCTTGCAGCGTTATCTAAATAGTTAAAGGATTAATT